GGGGGGGAGGGGGGGGGGGGGGGGTAAAACATTCCCGTCGAGAGAAGTCAGCCAGCGGGCTGTAAATGCGTCCTGAGGGGCATTGAGAATTGACGGCGAAACATGGATTTTCATGGATGGGGTGATCGTTATGAGGCCTCGGTCAAAGGCCTTATCGTAGAACGTATTCAGGCAAATGCCGTTCTCCGGACTGGTCCGGTCTGCGGAGTCTCGGCAGTGAGAATACGGTTTGATATGACTTGCGACAAGCATTTGCGGCAGCGCGCAGCCGGAAATAAAGCACCGGCCGCTGTACGTGGCAAGGACCGCCTTCTTAAAGAAGTACCGCTCACGGGTTACCTTGCTGTGATCGGTCAAGGAGGAAAGCGCCTTTGCTCCTTGCAAGGGTGAAGAGTCAAAGAGGTCAAGACCGGTAAGAGTCTCCGCCTCAAGGCTCAACGCGCCCCAGTCGTGCTTGAACTCCTCGTAGATCAGTCGATCAGCTTTTGCTACGTTCTTGAGTCCAGAGGAAACCTTCGGGTCTATAAACTGGAAGTTCCTCATGCGCATTACGATTGAGGCGACTGAGTGCGGTATGATCTCAGCCACCTGCTGAATGACCTTGTTGCTGGGGTTGATCTTATTGAGAGGCGTTACACAGTAGAGCGCGAAAGCGACTACTATGTCCTCTCGGCTCCAGGCGTTCATTGGTTCTGCTCCTCTTCAAGACGGATTGCCGTCATAAGGAGCTCCATACGACGCTTAACGTCGAGCCCAGCGAAAATGCGTAAAAGCTCAGCCTCTTCTTTTGAGCGCTGCTGCTCCAGATGAATCTCTCCGGAGTTCTGGCCGATCACGCCGTTATTGGTCCCCACCGTTCCGACGTTTACGCTGTTGTCAGTCCAACCCATGAGATAATCAACCGTAGTATCAAGCGCCTGCGCGAGCTTCTGCATTTTATCTGTACGAAGAGTTTTTATAGACCCAGTTTCCCATTTACGAACGGTACTTGCACCTACGCCAACGCGGTCACCGAGCTCCTGTAAAGTGAATCCCTGTTGAGTTCTTAGATAATGGATTCTGTCGCCTGTCGTCATCATAAATCACCTCTTAGACACATTATATCACGCGCGTGTCATAAAGGGAATAGTTTTTGTCGCTAAGGAGAAAAATTTTTCCTAAAAGCCATTTACAAACGGAAACTACCGCGCTATAATGGATTTGTCCTTTGGGACAAAAACACAACGCGCTGTGGTTACACTAACGAAAGGAGGCCGCATATAGTATGATTAACACCAGACTTCTTCAGGCGCACATGGTTTTGCAGGGCGTTACCGTTAAGAGCCTTGCGGACGCGCAGGGCTGGAGCGTACGGAACGCTTACCGCAAAATCAAGGGCGAAACCGCCTTTACTGTGCCTGAAGTTCAGATTTGTAAAGAGCTCTTGGCGCTTGACCCGCCTACTACCAACGCAATTTTTTTTGCGGCTGATTTGTCCTAAAGGACAAAATGCGACAAGTGCTCGCCGATTCTGCTCTTGCAAGAGAACAAGTAATGCTTGATCGCCTTTGCGCCGCGGTCACAGCTTTTTATGAAAACCCGCAAAACGTCCAGGCCTATGAAGCTTGGAAGAAAAACAAGGAGGCAACCAAAAATGAAAATAACTGTAACTATGGAACTGACTCAGGAAAACCTGAGCAAACTGAGAGCTCTGCTCCCTAATACTGAGATTCCCGGACAGCTGAGCATGTTCGACGCCCCTTCTGAGAAACCCGTCGAACCCGATAAGCCTGTCGAAGAGGACAAGCCTACCGGTGAAGATAAGCCGATCACGAAGACCGATATTCGCGCCGTAGCCTTGAAACTGTCTAAGGCCGGCAAGCAGAAAGAGCTTGCTGCTGCGTTTGCGAAGTTCGGCTGCAAGAAGCTGTCCGATTTTGATAGCCGCACGGAAGACTATCCGGCGCTTATGAGAGAGCTGGTGAGCGTCAATGGCTAAACATGCTTTGCTGTCTGCCAGCGGCGCTCATCGCTGGCTTGAGTGTACACCCAGCGCTCAGCTTGAACTGCAGTTTCCGCAGAGCACAAGCGAGTACGCCGAGGAAGGCACTGCCGCTCATGAGCTTTGCGAGCTGACCGCTCGCTACTGGCTCGGTGAGATCAGTGAGGCCGAATATGAGAACCAGCGCGACGAGCTTGCTAAAGGCAAGTACTACAACGCTGAAATGCAGGAATGCGCGAACGACTATGCGAAGTTCGTTGCAGAAAAGACCGCTGCCGCTCGAGAGACTTGCGAGGACGCCTTTACGGCCCTCGAGGTTCGTGTGGACTTCTCGAAGTACGTCAAAGACGGATTCGGCACTGGTGACTGCATTATCGTGTCGGACAACGTACTCGAGATCATCGACTTCAAGTACGGCAAAGGCGTTCGCGTTGAGGCTGCCGGCAACCCGCAGATGAAGCTCTACGCTTTGGGCGCTTACCTCGAATACAATACCCTTTTCGATATTGACTCCGTTCGTATGACGATCTTCCAGCCTCGCCTCTCTGGCGTGCAGAGCTCTGACGAGATCACTGTCAAGGAGCTGCTTGAGTGGGCTGAGAAGTATGTCAAGCCTCGAGCAAAGCTGGCCTATAAGGGTGAGGGCGAGTTTGCGCCTTCCGAAGAAGTCTGCAAGTTCTGCCGAGCAAAGGCACAGTGTAAAGCCCGTGCCGATAAGAACCTCAAGCTCTTCGATGAAGCTCCTGACGTCCTGCTTCTGACTCCTGAGGACGCCGGCAAGATTCTGGAACAGGCTGGAGATATTCAGTCCTGGCTGGCTGATCTTGAGAGCCTTGTCTCTTCTACCCTGCTCGCCGGTCAGCCTGTTGAGGGCTGGAAAATGGTTGAGGGCCGCAGCAATCGCCGGTTCGCCGATGAGTTGAAGGTTGTGGACGCTATGAAGGCCGCAGGCTACGACGAGAGCCTTCTCTATGAGCGCAAGCTGATTACTTTGACTCAGATGGAAAAGGACTTCGGCAAAAAGGCTGTAGCCGAGACACTCGGCGAGCTGATCGTCAAACCTCAGGGCAAGCCTACTCTCGCCCCTGCGAAGGACAAGCGTCCGGAGTTCCGGCCCGAAGAACAGCTCCTCGCTGAGTTCGATAAGTAGGAGGTATCGTCATGACGGAAGCAGCAAGACGCAGAACTCGGGCGAGAATCCGACTTATCAAAATCCAATGGCTCCTCATCCTGGCCCTTACCGTGGCCTTGGCGATCTCAGTCATTACGCGGCCGAGCGCTTCCGTTGTTGAGCCGATCGTCGAAGAGCCTACCCCGCAGGTTGAGACTTCGGTCGAGCCCGAGTCTACGCCCGAACCGGTTTGCCTGGGCGAGTTCAGAACGACAGCTTACTGCACTTGCGTAAAGTGCTGCGGTATCTGGAGCTCAGAGCACCCGTCCAGAGTAGGAACTGACTATGTGCAGCGAACAAAGAGCGGCACGATTCCTACCGCCGGACGTACCGTTTCAGTTGACCCCGACGTGATTCCGCTCGGTACCGCGATCATCATCGACGACCACGAGTACATAGCCGAGGACACCGGCAACGCGGTCAAAGGCAATACCCTTGACATTTATTTTGATTCACATGAAGCCGCCGTAGAGTACGGCGTTCAGAAGAAAACTATCTATATTAAAGGAGAATGAATTATGTCTACTCAAATTACTACTGGTAAGGTCCGTTTTTCCTACTGCAACCTCTTCACCCCTCGCGCTGCTCAGGAAGGCGCTAAGGAGAAGTACAGCGTTACCCTTCTGATTCCGAAGTCTGACAAGGCTACCATTCAGAAGATCAAGGCTGCTATGGAAGAGGCGAAGCAGAAGTACATCGCAGCCAACAGCGGCAAGAAGCTGCCGACCAACCTCAAGAGCACCCTGCACGACGGCGACGGTGAGCGTCCCAACGGTGGCGAGTTCGGCGAGGAGTGCAAGGGCTGCTACGTTATCACTGTCAGCTCCAACAATAAGCCGGTCCTGGTGCACTCGGATAAAACCCCTCTGACCGACCCTCAGGAATTGTACTCCGGCTGCTACGGCCGCGCGATCATCAACTTCTACGTCTATGACACCCAGGGCAACAAGGGTATCTCTGCCGGCCTGAACGGTATTATGAAGCTCTACGATGGTGAGCCTCTGGGCGGCGGCGTTGTTACCGACTCTGATTGGGACGACGGCTGGGAAGATGAGGACGACAACGACCTCCTCGGTTAAGTATAAACGCCCGTCTCAGTAAAAAGCTGAGACGGGCGTTTGCAGAAGAAAGGAGGTAAAGATGAAAACTTTAGCAATCGATATTGAGACCTATAGCTCAGTCTCTCTGCAGAAGTGCGGGGTTTACGCTTACGCTCAGAGTCCAGACTTTGAGATTCTGCTATTCGGTTATGCTTGGGACGACGGTCCTGTTGAGGTGATCGACCTTGCCAAGGGCCAGAGCTTGCCCCAGGAGCTCCAGGACGCTCTGTATGACCCCGAAATCTTGAAGACAGCATTCAATGCGTCTTTTGAACGGACTTGTCTGAGTGCGTTTATGGGCCGCGTAACACCGCCCGAGCAATGGAGCTGCACCGCTGTTATGGCGAGAGAGCTTGGCTTGCCTGGCAGCTTGGAAGCTGTTGGTGAGGTCATCGGTCTTCCTGAGGACAAGCAGAAGTCTAAGACCGGCCGAGCGCTTATTCGGTACTTCTCTATTCCTTGTAAGCCTACGAAGACGAACGGCAATAGGACCCGCAATCTTCCTGAGCATGACCCTGACCGCTGGAACCTCTATGTAGAGTATAACCGGCAGGACGTTGAAGCAGAGCGCGCAATCAGAAAGAAGCTCTCCCGCTTTCCTATTTATGAAAAGGAACAGCCTCTCTGGGTTCATGACCAGCATATCAATGACCGCGGCGTTGGCGTCGACCTCAGCCTTGCTGAGCACGCCGTTGAGATCGACGGCGTTATCAAAGCTCGCCTGCTTGAACAGGCGAAAGAGCTTACGGGCCTCGACAACCCTAAAAGTACCAGCCAGCTCAAAGGCTGGATTGAGGACACCGCTGGCATAGAGGTCGAGAGCCTTAATAAGAAATCGATCGCCGGCGTAAGGGCTGACGCTGATTGCGCGGCGGTAGATCAAATGCTCGACATTCGAGCGGGTCTTGCAAAGACCTCTACTGAAAAATACAACGCTATGCTACGAACAGCTTGCCCGGACGGTAGAATCCGCGGGCTGACACAGTTCTACGGCGCTGCGCGCACTGGCCGCTGGGCTGGCCGCCTGGTTCAAATGCAGAACCTTCCGCAGAATAAAATGCCGGACCGTGACCTTGATACAGCGCGGCAGCTCGTAGCCGCAGGAGACCTCGAGACTCTGGAACTCCTGTTCGATGACATCTCGGGAACCTTGTCTCAGCTTATCCGTACTGCGTTTATCCCGAGACCTGGCTATCGCTTTATCGTGTCAGACTTCTCTGCGATCGAGGCTCGCGTTATCGCCTGGCTCGCAAGCGAAGAGTGGCGTATGGAGGTTTTTAATACCCACGGCAAAATCTACGAGGCCTCGGCCGAGCAGATGTTCCACTTGCCGAAGGGCTCAGTCAAAAAGGGCGACCCCATGCGCCAGAAAGGAAAGATCGCAGAGCTCGCTCTCGGGTATGGTGGTAGTGTCGGCGCTCTGAAATCTATGGGTGCTCTTGAGATGGGCCTGGAGGAGTCTGAGCTGAAACCTCTGGTAAATAGCTGGCGAGCGGCAAACCCCGCGATCACAAAGCTCTGGTGGGACACAGATGCCGCAGCGCGTAGGACTATCCAGACAAAGGCTCCTACAAAGCTGCCGTTTGGCATGGGCTTCTATAAGCAGGGGCCTCTGCTCAAGCTGCGTCTTCCGAACGGTAGAGAGCTGAGCTACGTCAAGCCCAGAATCGACGACGACGACAGTATTACCTATGAAGGAACGATTCAGTCTTCTGGCGGTTGGGGCCGTATTGAGTCCTATGGGCCGAAGCTCGTCGAGAATATCGTTCAGGCTACCGCCCGAGACTGCCTCGCCGTTGCAATCGATCGCCTGGAGCGCGCCGGTTTCCCTGTTGTGTTCCATGTTCACGATGAAGTTATCTGCGAGGTACCGATCGGCGTGAGCTCCGCTGCGGAGATCAGTGCAATCATGGCTGAGCCTATTAGCTGGGCCGAGGGTCTGCCTCTCAAAGCGGACGCCTACGAGTGCGAGTACTACAGAAAGGACTAAGGCCCATGAAAACTTGTAAGTTTAACCTCATGGTCCTCTGCGAGGAGCAAGACAAGTGCTCCTCGTGCAGCTGGAACCCTGAGGTCATGGAGGCTCGGAAAGCAGCCTCACGAAAATCTAAGAAAGAGGTCAAAAGAAATGAGGATAGATGAGTTTAACAAAGCGGTCAAAGAGCAACTTTTGACCTGCGAGAACCTGCTTCTCAATAAGGGGCATGAGTATGCTCCGGACGCTGTAGAGACAAACGAGGTCGACCGGCTCGCCCACTTCAAGAAGGCGGCCGCAATTACCGGCACCACGCAGAAGGCCGCGCTATTCGGTATGTTGGCAAAGCACATTGTATCGGTCTCTGATATGTGCACCGACGGAAAGAAGTATAAACGTGACCGCTGGATTGAGAAGATCACCGACAGCATCAACTACTTGCTGATTCTGAGAGCGGTCGTTGAAGAGGAGGCGAAAGATAATGGATAAGATCAAGGTCGCTGTGCTAAACCCTACAGCTATTTCTGAGGCCGAAAAGATGATGGTCTGCGCGGCCAGACTCACGCAGTCGGGCCATAAAGTAAAGGACCTGGACGACTTTCTCCGGCTCTACGATAAGAGCTACACCGAGAAGACCGTGCAGAACATGACCAGCCTGCCGCACCCCACAATTCAGAAGTTCGGCGTAATCAATGTTGTTGTGGTTGGCGCGTCCAGACGATTCCTGGCCCAGATCACGCGGCACCAGAATGAGGTCAAGTTCATGTCTGCTTCGCTGCAGTACAGTGATTACTCTGACGAGGCCGACTTCGTAGTTCCGTATGAGCTGCTGGACAGTCAAATGCGCTTTTCCTATCTCTCTCAGTGCCAGGACGCTATGCGCAAGTACAAGCTGCTCGTTGAGTATGAGCTCGATAATGACGCCGCCGGCTACTTGGCGCCGCAGGGTCTCCGCAATGTACTTATCATCAGCGCAACTCCGTATCAGTGGAAGCACATGATTAGTCAGAGAGTTTGCCGTCGTAACACGACCGAGACCCGCTACGTAATGCTTAGAATCTGGGAGCAGCTTTATGAGCTGGCACCTGACCTCTTCACTTGTGGACCGTTCTGCATGTTCGGTACTTGTAAAGAAGGTAAGATGTGCTGCGGAAACCCCATTTGCTCGGATATGACGCCGACGGATATTCTTGAGGCTGACTTCCCGCTTTGCATGGAGGTGCGAGATGAATAACGAAATGCGCGCCCTTTATCTGGCGCTGAATGATCGGGCTTATGAGATTATCGGAAGCCCTGACTATGAACCTGTGTTACCCCCCCGAAGATAAAAGCCCAGGAGCGCTGATTCACGCGTGGGGGATTGAGATGTGCAGAGTGGGCTTCGAACTTGCTCTGTCCCTGTTTGAAGGAGATTCCGAAAATGAAGATAAAACTGATTGACTTTAATGGTCCTGCGCCGAAGAGAGCGCATGACAACGACGCAGGGGCTGACGTGTTCAGCCCCAAAGACCAGACGATCTATCCTGGGCAGGTGTATAAGTTCCCTCTCGGGTTTGGTCTGGAGCTGCCTGACGGCTATGTGGGCTATATCTTTCCGAGGAGCAGCCTGAGCGCCAAAGGCATTGTATGCGAACTGCCGCCGATCGATTCTGGCTATCGCGGAGAGGTTCACGCGATCGTCTCCAATGTCGGCAACGACGGGTACGACATCAAGAAGGGCGACCGTATCGGCCAGCTTGTGATTATGCCGGTCGTCATTCCTGAGTTCACCTACGAGGAGGGCGCCGCCCGAGGGTCTGGGGCCTTCGGTAGCAGCGGCAGATAGTCGTGCGTGTTAAAAAGGCAGGCGGTAAGGTCAGCGCCGAAAACCTTACCGCAGCCGAACGCAAGGCCATGAATCTTGAAATCCAGAGACAGCTTGCAGAGTACGACCGCAAGCACGCGAACGAACTCGACGCCATTATACTTTGGCAGCTACACGCGCAATTCGGGTTTGGCGCAAAGCGGTTAAGACGGTTCTACGACCGTTTCAAAGCTGAGTATTTTGACCTCATTAAGAGATACGAACTGGACGAGGGCGACAATCTCTGGCTCTGCACCTACAAGCTGAAAGAAATCGGCGTCGACATAGAATCTTGGAATAAGGATGGTGAGGTCAAATGAGAATCGATAAAGACAACTACTATCTGAATATCGCGAAGGCGGTTGCAGCTCGGTCTACCTGCCTTCGCCGGCAGTATGGCGCCGTAATTGTCGCGGACGACGAGATCATTGCCACCGGCTACAACGGCGCGCCCAGGGGCGAGGCCAACTGCTGCGACGTCGGTCGGTGCTACTGTAAAGAGCACTCTACCCCGATCGACGCCCATGCCGCTCGGCACGGAGACCAGTACGGAACCTGCGTTGCAGTTCACGCCGAACAAAATGCGATCATCAGCGCACCGAGACGTGCTATGCGAGGTGCTACTCTCTATCTCGCTTGCCTTGATGATAGCATTGACCCTGCTCCCTGTAATATCTGTGACCGCATGATTAAGAACGCAGGTATCACGAGAGTAGTAACAAGGGCAGGTACGTTTTAATGGCTCCACTTCAATACGATGGCTTGATAACGATCGCGACGGGTAGCTCGCGGCGTTCAGCAAGCTGGAAGACAAAAGAACTGCTCTGGTCTGAGTTTGTTGATAAGCTCGGCCGAGTGACAAGAACGCAGGAGACTCAGGCTGAGTACTTCCGCATGCCAAAGGAAGAGCGTGACAATGCGAAGGACGTCGGCGGCTTTGTAGGCGGTACCCTTAAGGGCGGCCGTCGTAAGATCGACGCCGTACAGCAGCGCAGGCTGATTACTCTGGATATGGACTCGATTACGGCTGGCGAGGACCCCTGGCCCACAGTTGAGCTGATTCTCGGCTGCGCCGCGGTGCTCTATAGCACTCACAGCCATACGGCGAAGGCGCCGCGTCTGCGCCTGGTGCTGCCGCTGTCAAGGCCTGTGTCGCCAGAGGAATACGAGGCGATCGCCCGCAGAATTGCCGGCGATATAGGTATCGACATGTGCGACGATACTACCTATGAGCCTCATAGACTCATGTACTGGGCGAGCGCGTCCTCTGATGGTGAGTTCAGGTATGAGGTGCAGGACGGCCCCTGGCTGGACGCTGACGAACAGCTTGCGAGATATGCAGACTGGAAAGACCCTACTCAGTGGCCTGTGTCCAGCAGAAAGTCTGGCACGATTCGCCGCCTTGCCGATAAGCAGGGCGACCCCACCACGAAGGACGGTATCGTCGGCGCATTCTGCCGCACTTACTCTGTGGAGGACGCGATCGAGGCCTTTCTTCCTGAGGTCTACATCAAAGGCGAGAACGGTCGCTATACCTACAAAGGCGGCTCTACTTCCGGCGGCCTCGTGATCTACGAAGACGGCCGCTTTGCGTACAGCCACCACAGCACGGACCCGACTTGCGGCAAGCTCTGCAACGCTTTCGACCTCGTCCGCATTCACATGTTCGGTAAGGACGATGAAGGTAAGCCCGCAAACACTGCGGCGAACAACCTTCCTTCCTATAAAAATATGTGCAAGTGGATTGAGACCAACTGCGAGAGCGTTATGAAGGAGCTGCAGAGCAAGCAGCTCGACTACATCGTTCAGCTCTTCGGCGAGGGCGACGAGGCCCCAGATATGAACTGGGTATCTCAGCTTGAGGTTAACCCGAAGACCGGACACGCGGCGACTACGGTCGAGAACATTCGTATTATCGTCAAGAATGACCCGCGCTTTAAGGGCGCATTCTACTTTGACGAGTTCATGGAGCGACCTATGGTCTGCGGTGATCTTCCCTGGAGAAAAGCAGGTCCTAAGCCTCGTTCCTGGGACGATACTGACGACGCCGGCGTCCATAACATTTTGGAGAAAGACTACAAGATCGACAGTATGCCAAAGACTCGCGAGGGCGTAGACCTGGCGCTCGCCGATGTAACGCGGCACCCTGTTAGGGAGTACCTGCAAAGCCTCGTCTGGGACGGCGAGAAACGCTGCGAGACCGTGTTCATTGACTACCTCGGGGCTGAGGACTCGAGATATGTCAGAACGGTAACCCGCAAAGCACTGATTGGCGCGGCCGCAAGAATCCTGTCTCCTGGCTGCAAGCATGACCACATGCTGGTCCTTGTAGGTCCCCAGGGTTGCCGCAAGAGTACGACCTTGAAGAAACTCGGCAAGGACTGGTTCTCTGACTCGCTCTATACTATGACCGGTAAGGACGCCTACGAACAGCTCCAGGGCTTCTGGATAATCGAGCTCGGAGAAATGGCCGCGACCAGGAAGGCAGAGATTGAGTCGATCAAGCAGTTTGTCTCCAAACAGGAGGACAACTACCGCGCGGCATACGCGCGTCGCACTCAATGTCACCCGAGGCAGTGCGCTTTCTTCGGCACGACCAACGATGAAGAGTTTTTGAGAGACCCGACAGGCGCTCGCCGGTTCTGGCCGGTCGTTGTAACGGACGCCGGGAAAACCCTTGGGGAGAAGCTGACGTCTGCGATCGTCGATCAGATATGGGCCGAGGTCGTTACCTACTACGAGGCCGGAGAGACTTGGTATCTGGACAGCGCGGTCGAGGAAATGGCCCGCAAGGTGCAGGCCGATCATACTGAGGCAAACGGTAAGCTCGGCTTGATCGAGAACTTCCTTGCTGTTCCGCTGCCTGAGGGCTGGGACGATTGGGACCTCGAAAAGAGACTCATGTTCTGGAGCGGCGGCTTCGGCGAGGAGCGCGAGGGCACCGTTCAGAGGACGAAGGTATGCGCTCTTGAGATATGGCAAGAGCTCTTTAAGGGTGACCCGAAGGGGTACTCGCAAGCCCAGGCGAGGGAGATCATCGGTCTCCTGCGCATGATTCCGGGCTGGCGGTTGTCCACCTCCGTCCAATGCGGAGCTATTTATGGAAGGCAGAGAGGCTTTGTGAAAGAGGTGTAATGCAACAAAGGTAGCACTTGTATGGCCAACTTTTTTCGTTAAGGGGTAGGTCGTACAGGAACAGAAGCAACAAAGGTAGCACTTTGCGAACTACCAGCAGCAAAGTGCTACCTACTCTGCTACCTCGAAAAACCCTTATATATCAAGGCTTTTTGGCTATTGGTAGTACTTGTAGTCGATAAAACACAAAAAGATTTTTTGAAAAAGTAAAGGGACACTCGACACAATGACGTCGCCCCCTCGCATTATACGTATATATAGGAAATCTTTGTTCCGTCTGCTACTCGACTACCTGAAGGAGGAAATCAATGTACGAAAGCACTTTTGAAAGAAAGCTATGCGACTATATAAAGTCACTCGGCGGTAAAGCGTACAAGTGGGTAAGCCCTGGAGCCCCGGGGGTGCCAGACAGAATCGCGATATTGCCGGGAGGCAAAGTCATTTTTATAGAGGTCAAGCGCCCGGGGCTGAGCGACGGGTTGAGTGTCAGACAGAAGAAGGTTATCGCGACACTCGTCGGGCTCGGCTGCACTGTATGGCGTATCTCCGATATGGAGGACTTGAAAGCGAGGTTGAGGGAGTATGGAGTTTAAGCCGTATTACTACCAGGCCTTCGCAGAGAACTTTATCCTTGAAAATCCAGAGGCGGGGCTATTGCTGGATATGGGTATGGGGAAAACGGTAGTAAGCCTGACTGCGGCAGACAAGCTCTTGAACGACTACTTCGCGGTGAGCAAGGTTCTGGTGATCGCTCCGCTGAAACCGGCGCGTGAGACCTGGCCGCCTGAGATCAAGAAGTGGGACCACCTGAATCACCTGAGGCTCTCTATGATACTGGGGTCGAAGGCTGAGCGTATTGCAGCTTGCGAGCGGGAGGCTGACATCTATGTCGTGAATCGCGAGAATGTAGTCTGGCTTGTCGACTACTATAAGAGCAAGTGGCCTTTTGATATGGTCATCATCGATGAGCTGTCGAGTTTTAAGTCCAGCAAGGCGCAGCGGTTTAGGGCCCTGAAAAAGGTCCGGAAGTACATCAAGAGAATTGTCGGGCTTACCGGCACGCCGTCGCCGAACGGTCTGCTTGACCTATGGCCGGAGATGTATCTGCTGGACGAGGGAAAGGCTTTAGGCAAGACCCTGACTGGGTACCGCGATACCTACTTCCTGCCAGATAAGCGGAACGCTTCTACGATCTTTTCCTGGAAACTGAAAGACGGCGCAGAGGAACAGATTTACGAGAAGATCGGCAAGCTCTGTATCAGTATGAACGCCGCAGACTATTTGCAGCTGCCTGATAGGCTATTCCTGCGGAGAGAGTTTGAGCTGACGCCTGAGGCAATGGACCTTTATAAGACTCTGGAGCGGGACACTCTTCTTCCGTTTGCTGACGGCGATATTGACGCTCCTACTGCTGCGGTCCTGACTAATAAGCTGCTGCAAGCTGCAGGTGGCGCGGCGTACGATGAGAACGGCAAGGTCAAGGTTCTCCATGAGTGTAAGCTCGAGGCCCTGGACCAGTTGATCGAGGAGGCGAACGGCCAGCCTGTTCTTGTGTTCTACGCTTTTCGGCATGAGCGAGACAGAATCATGGAGCGTTATCCTGAGGCCGTAGATATTAAGGAGGACGGTGCAGTCGTCCGCTGGAACGAAGGCCAGATTCCGATCATGCTGGCGCACCCCGCAAGCGCTGGGCATGGGCTGAACCTTCAAGCTGGAGGCCATATCGCGATATGGTACGGCCTACCTACCAGCCTTGAGCTATACCAGCAGGCAAATAAGCGCTTGCACCGTCCAGGGCAGAAGAAAACGGTCCTGATTCACCATATCCTGATGAAAGGCACCTATGACTACAGAGTTTTAGACGACATACTTGCGCCGAAGGAGGTGCGGCAGAACGCTTGCCTTGAGGCGCTGAAAGCAAGAATCAAGGAGGTACAGCATGACAAGAGATGAAGCAAAAGAGTTTCTCAACCGCGGCTATCGGTCCAGAGCACGGATTCAGGCCAAGCGAGAGCACATTGATAGTTGGCAGCAGATCGCCGAGTCTATCACAGCGGCGATAAAGCCGGTAGCCGCATTCTCCTCTCTTCCCTCTAAGAAGGTAGAGGACTGCGCCTGCAATATCGTTGACCTGCAGAGTGAGATACTGGACGAGATCAACGCTCTTACGAGGGCTGAGGCTGAAATCGGCAGAGCGATCGACCAGTATGTCGAGGACCCGACTCTGAAACAGGTTTTGGAGCTGCGGTATCTCAACTATCTCAAGTGGGAGGAGATCGCGGTTCGTATGAACCTTACTTTCCGGTGGACGATGACGCTACACAAGAGAGCGTTGGAAACTTTTTCGGCGAAAGCGCGTTAATTCACATTACGCGCGCGATATAATTTATACTCGGAAGACTCGGATGGAAAACGTCCGAGTCTTTTTAGTGGGACACTGCGCGGGCCTCCGGTGCAGTGTCCCACTACACTTTTACCCCGAAGGAGGTGGTGAGCGTGGCGGCTAAGCTAACGCCAAAACAGAGGCGCTTTGTAAATGAATACTTGATCGACCTGAATGCTACGCAAGCCGCTATCCGAGCGGGGTACAGCAAAAAGACGGCTCAGCAGATCGGCGCAGAAAACCTTTCCAAACCTGTTATCCAGGCTGAAATCCAGAAAAGGCAGGTCAAACTCCAGAATAAGCTGGAGATCACCCAGGAACGAGTCCTTCAGGAGCTTGCCGCTATCGCGTTTGCGAACGGTGCAGACTTCGCTAAGGTCGTAAATACTGGGTTACTGCCTACGGTTGAGATGATTCCGACTGATGAGCTGACTCCTGAGAAGCTACCGGCTATAGCAGGTATCAAGGCTAACCAGTACGGCGTGGAGGTCAAGCTCCATGATAAGGTTAAGGCGCTTGAGCTGCTTGGTAAGTACCTCGGCACCTTTGAGGGCGGCGCGACACAGGAGCAGTCTGAGAACAACCTCTTCGAGGCGATCGACTCTATCGGAGAGGAGGATTTGAATGATCTACCAGAAGTTCAGTACTCGGCAGAAGGCGACTCTGATATGGTGGAAGACTAAGGCCTTCGGCAATCGCGACGGCGTTATCTGTGACGGTTCCATTCGTTCAGGTAAGACAGTCTCCATGACGGTCGGCTTTATCCTCTGGAGCATGTCAAGGTTTAACAACCAGAGTTTCGCTATCTGCGGCCGAACGATCGAGGCTCTGCGCCGGAACGTGATTGTTCATATTCCTACCTGGCTTGAGGGTCTCTTCACAGTGACTGAGCGCCGCAGTGAGAACAAGATGGTCGTGACCGTTGGGAAACGGACAAACACCTATTACCTCTTCGGCGGCCGAGACGAGTCCAGCTATACACTGATTCAGGGTATCACGCTGGCCGGCGTCCTTTTCGATGAGGTCGCGCTTATGCCGCGTTCCTTTGTCGAGCAGGCAATGGCACGTTGCTCTGTCTCCGGCTCGAAGTTCTGGTTCAACTGCAACCCTGAAAGTCCAGGCCACTGGTTCTATAAAGAGTGGATTTGCAAGGCGGCAGAGCGCAATATGCTCTATCTGCACTTCACTATGGACGACAACCTCAGTCTCGACAGTAAGATCAAGGCCAGATATGAGGGTATGTATTCCGGCGTGTTCTATGACCGCTATATCAGAGGTTTGTGGACTGTTGCAGAGGGCCTGATCTATACCATGTTTAATAAGGACTACCACATAGTTCCTTCTATACCTCGTAGCTACGAGGACTACCTAATCTCCTGCGACTACGGCACCCTGAACCCGACTTCGGCCGGGCTGTGGGGGCTGTGCGAGGGAAAATGGTACCGCATTCGCGAGTATTACTACGACGGACGAAAACAGCGGCACCAGCGAACAGACGAGGAGCATTATGCAGCAATTGAAGAGCTTGCCGGCAACCTGCCGATCAGAAAGCTCATTGTTGACCCGTCTGCCGCGTCTTTTATCGAAGTAGTACGCAGGCATGACCGCTTTATGGTTGAGCCTGCAAGCAATAGAGTTCTTGACGGTATTCGCGATGTCGCCACTCGGCTGAACGCCGGCGACTTCTTTATCTGCGATTGCTGTAAGGACTGTATTCGAGAGTTCGGTCTCTACCGCTGGGACGAAAAAGCGATTGATGACCGGCCTCTTAAAACCGACGACCACGCAATGGACGATACCCGCTACTTCGTCCGCGCTGCGTTCCAGCCGTCGAGATTTAGTTTTTAAGGAGGCGAGATCATGCCTTTATTTATGAACCCTATTGAGCAAGAGCTTTTTAATCTGCGCCTCCGTGCCGGCAGGCCGATCACTGAGCTTGAGTTCTACGCCAGAGAGCTTGACGCCTGGGAGTCTTCCCCGGAGCGTAAGGAAATGCTTGACGGCGATCGATACTATGTCGGCAACCACGATATTCTGCGGCGCAAACGCACCGCGATCGGTCCTGACGGGAAGCTGATTCCTGTGGAGAACCTTCCGAACAACCGTATCGTGGATAACCAATACGCGAAACACGTAGACCAGAAGGCCAACTACCTGCTCGGTCAGCCAATCTCCTTTTCCTGCGATAATGACGGGTACGTAGCTGAGGTCAAGAAGATTCTCGGCATGAAGTTCATGCGTACCCTGAAAACCGCAGGAGTTGAGTGCTTTAACGCAGGTATCTCCTGGCTCTACCCCTACTATAACAAAAGCGGCGAGCTTGCTTTCCGCGTGTTCCCCGGCTATGAGGTACTCCCTTTCTGGGCAGACGCCGCGCACACTGAGCTTGATTCGGCTTTGCGGCTCTATCCTGTCGAGGTGTACTACGGAACCGAGAAGAAGATCGTCAAGAAGGTCGACCTTTTCACTATGGACGGCGTTACGACTTACACCTTTGAGGACGGCAGGCTGACACAGGACACCGAGAAGCAGTCCTATGTTAAGGCGAAAGACGCCAGGGGCAATGAAAAGCCTCTGAACTGGGAACACTTTCCGCTTATCCCTATCAAGTATAACGCGAAAGAGATTCCCTTGATTCGCCGCGGCCGTTCGCTGCAAGACGCGATCAACCTGCTCCAGTCTGACTTTGTGAATAACATGGAGGAAGACGTGCGGAACACGGTTCTCGTGCTCAAGAACTACGACGGCCAGGACCTCGGCGAGTTCCGGCACAACCTCACTACCTACGGAGCTATCAAGGTCCGCACGGTTGAAGGTACTGACGGCGGTGTGGACAGTCTCGAGATCACGGTAAACGCCGAGAACTATAAGACTGTTCTGGAGCTCCTGAAAAAGGCGCTCATTGAGAACCTCCGTAGCTACGACGCAAAGGACGACCGGCTTTCCGGTACGCCTAACCAGATGAATATCCAGAGCATGTATTGCGACATCGACCTCGACGCAAACGCAATGGAGACCGAGCTGCAAGCTGCTTTTGAAGAGATTCTCTGGTTCGTCAATACGCACCTCGCCAACACCGGCAAGGGCTCGTTTGAGTCCGAAGATATTACGGTTATCTTCAACCGCGATATTCTTATCAACGAGTCCGAGTCTATCGATAACTGTGCGAAGTCTGTCGGCATTATCTCTGACGAGACGATCGTAGCTATGCACCCGTGGGTTGATGACCCAGCGGCAGAGCTGGAACGCCTCGAAAAGCAGAAAGAGGAAGCTGACCCCTACCGCGCAGCCTTTGAGCAGGCCAACGCTTTGCGCAATCCCGAAGGCGGTGAGCCGGTAAATGAGGAATGATAGATACTGGGCCAATCGAATGCGGATTCTTGAAGAGTCCTTGCTCGATACCGGCTATGATTATGTAAAGAACCTCGAGCGGCAGTATGCAACCGCTATTCAGGATATAGAATCGCAAATCGCGAAATGGTATCAGCGCTTTGCTACTGAGAATGGCATAACTCTCGCCGAGGCTAATAAGCTGCTTACCACGCAGGAGCTTGACGAGTTCAGGTGGACCGTTGAAGAATATATAAAATACGGTCAAGAGAACGCAGTCTCTCAGGCGTGGTATAAGCAGCTTAAAAACGCTTCTGCCCGCGTTCATGTATCGAGGCTTGATAGTCTCAAGCTCCAGCTCCAGGCGCAAGCCGAAGCTCTGCACGGAGCCCAGACGGAGCTGCTTGAGACTTCTCTCGCGGAAGTTTATGAACGCGGTTATTACCATACAGCCTTTGAGCTGCAAAAGGGTATCGGAGTCGGCTGGACCCTTCACGGTTTGACCGACGGCACGATCAAGAAGGTGCTCGCAAGGCCTTGGACTCTGGACGCCCAGACGTTCAGTGATCGTATCTGGGCCAATAAGCAAGCCCTGGTAAACAGCGTGAACACGCAGCTTACTCAGACGATCATGCGCGGCGCCGCACCTGATAAGGCAATTAAGGCGATTGCTGATCGCTTTAAGGTTTCCCGCTCGCAGGCTGGACGCCTGGTCATGACTGAAACAGCAGCCTTTGCCAACATGGCGCGAAAAGACTGCTTTACCGATCTCGGCGTTAAGAAGTACGTGATCGTGGAGACCCTTGACAAGGAGACCTGTAGCCTTTGCGGTTCTCTGGACGGCAAGGTCTATCCTATGAGTGCGTACAAAGTCGGCATTACTGCGCCGCCTTTCCACCCCTGGTGCCGCGGCACGACCGCGCCCTACTATGAGGATATGGAAAACCTCGGAGACCGTTTCGCAAGAGACGACGAGGGCAAGCGCTATACCGTTCCTAAGGATATGACCTATAAGGAGTGGCTTAAGCGCTCAGTCGTATCTACTAAAAACGATAAAAGCCCGTTTACGAGCCAATCCGACCGCGGTATAATGGATAGTAGAGAAATGGCTATGGGCTTACGGCAGCCCGCAAGTCGTGTTCTTACTCCAGAAGAGATCGACAGTATCAAGGCTGACGCGAAGGCGTTGCAGATTGATTCTAAGGTTCTTCGCTTCAATACTGGTACGCGAACAGGCTTTCTGGACCATAAAGAGATTATCAATATCTGCGGAGACGTTCTTCCTGACACAGAGTCTCATATAGCCCGGGATAAAATGTCGCAACGCGCAGTATTGGCGCATGAGTACTATGGGCACTTCTTGAACCACCCTTCTGAGTACCCGATTGGCGACTGGCGCGATGAGTTTAGAGCAAGCTATGACGCAGCGGCAAAGGCACCGAACCTTACTGACGAAGACAGAGCTCTGCTTATGATCGACGCTTACGATCGAGCCCATGAGGCTGGCGTGGTTCTCAACTATGATGAAACGGCGGTGAAGATAATTTATGGCTACTAAGTATACTGAGAAAGAGAGCGCGGCTCTTGACAAAAAGCTGCTTAACCCTACGGAGACCGTAATTTGTCCCCGCTGCGGTAAAGAGCTTACCTACCGCGCGGTAGGTACTTCTTGCGAGGTTAAATGCCCAACAGAGAATTGCCTATACGCGTCCATAAGGGGTTTGTAATAGCCCCGAGGGTAAACCTAAGGGCCCCAGCGCTAAAACGCGATACGGGAGACCGTGGAGCCCCATACAAGCAATAATGATTAGAGCACCCCTGCGGATAACGCAGGCGGTGCTTTTTTCATACAAAAATTACCGCCTTGCGCGGCGGACAATAAATAGCGCGCCCGCGATACCGGGACTGGCCGGATAAAAAGGATAGCGGGAGACAGGAGGAAAATATGTTGGACTGGCTGAAAACTATTTTGGGAGAAGCGTACTCTGAGGAGATCGACAAGAAGGTTTCCGAGGAGATCGGTAAGAACTTCGTGGCACGTGCTGACTTTAACACGCTGAACACTGAGAAGAAAAACCTTGCCGACACGGTTAAGGAGCGCGACAAGCAGCTGGAGACCCTCAAGGCCTCTACCGGCGACGTTGAAGCTCTGAAAAACCAGATCGCAACTCTCCAGACTGAGAACGCAACTGCGGCGAAGGCCCATGAGGCTGAGATCAAAAGCCTCAAAATCGATACCGCCGTTGAGCTGGCTCTGTCTGCGGCAAAAGCGAAGAACGTAAAAGCCGTTAAGGCTCTGCTCGACCTGGATAAGGCTGAGCTGGACGCAGACGGCACCGTTAAGGGACTGGCCGACCAGATCAAGAAACTGGCCGAGGCTCCTGACAGCGGCTTTATGTTCGAGACTGGCAAGGCTGGATTCAAGGGTTTCAAGCCTGGTGAAAGCGGTGACCCTAACAACCAGCCCCCGGACTATTCTAAGATGACCTACGAGGAACTCGCTGCGTATATGGAGAACAACCCTGACGCAGCAAACTAATTTTGAAAGGAAGTTGAACAATAATGGCGAAATTTGATGCTAAGTCCTTCAATGAGAAGGCATTCGGCAAGTATATGTCTGCCGTTCCCAACCCTAAGCTGAATAAGCTGAGAGAGTCTCGTGCGATCGTGGGCGACCAGCGCCTGCGCGATACCTTTGGCAACGCGAACCAGGGCGGTACTGTGTACGCGGTTCTGCCTTTCTTCGGTCTGCTCGGCGGCGCCGCTCAGAACTACGACGGCGTGAGCGACCTGAACCCCGGCTCTACTAAGACCTTTGAGCAGGGTGTTTTCACCTTCGGCCGTATGAACGGCTGGACTGAGGCCGACTTCTCCTATGACGTCACTGGCGGCGTTGACTTTATGGCGAACGTCCGCAACCAGATCAACGAGTACTGGAACAGCGTTGACCAGGATATTCTGCTTGACATCCTGAAGGGCATCTTCCTCATGTCCAATACCGGCACCGGTGCGATCAAGACTGCAAACAAGAAGTTCGTGGACAACCATACCTATGACATCTCCGCAAGCGGCGACACCGAGACTACTGCTGACATGATGATGACCGCCACCACTCTGAACTCCGCTATCCAGAAGGCCTGCGGCGATCACAAGGGTAAGTTCTCTCTGGTGCTCTGCCACTCTGCGGTTGCTACCAACCTGGAGAACATGAAGCTCCTGACTTACCTGAAGTACACTGACGCCGACGGTATCGAGCGCGAGCTGGGCCTGGGCTCCTGGAATGGCCGCCTGGTTATCGTAGACGACTCCATGCCTGTTGCCGAGGAAGGCAGCACTCACAAGCACAGCGTCTACACCACCTACGTGCTGGGTGAAGGTGCGATCGGTTGGGAAGATGTCGGTGCGAAGGTGCCGTACGAGATGATTCGTGACGCTAAGCACCGCGGCGGCGAAGATACCCTCATCAGCCGTAAGCGCAAGGCTGTGTCTGTTGCAGGTATCTCCTACACGAAGGCCTCCCAGGTTACCAACAGCCCCACCAATGCTGAGCTGGCTACCGGCACTAACTGGTCTCTGGTTAACGACGGTACCGATACGATCGCTGATAAGGTCATTCCTATCGCCCGTATCCTCTCCAGAGGTTAAGGCCTATGGTGGACGTACTCGCGGCAGTAAAAACCCGACTGTCGGCTCTCGGCTATACGGTAGCTGAGACCGACAGCGCGGCGATCGACTACAATGTTAAGAAAGCCGAGGCAGACCTAAAGGTCAGAACGAATCAACGTCAAGTGCCTGAGGGCCTTTTCTATGTCTGGGTGGATATGGCCGCGGGCATGTTCCTCGCAGACAAGAAGCAGACCGGCGCACTCGCCGATCAGTATGACTTTGAGGCCCCCGCAAAGAGTATCTCTGAGGGCGATACTTCGGTCACTTTCGCAATCGCCGATACTGGCTCTTTCGAGGACCAGTTCGACGCAATGCTTGCAAAGATGATCGAACCCAGCGCAGAGCTGATCGCGGCTTATAGGAGGCTGGTATGGTAAAGAACTATCGGAACGCGCTCCAGAAGCTCTGGAAGGGCCTCTGCGACGTTTACACAGTCAAGACTATAAGAAACCCAGCCAACGGCCGAGACGAGCCCACGGAGGTCCAGGTTCTCCAGAAACAGCCGTGCAGGCTTTCCTTCTCCAGTATCTCAAGCACTACCGAGCAGGATAGCGCTCCGCTGACACAGCAGTCGCTGAAACTGTTCCTCGATAAGTCCGTAGCCATTCCTCCCGGCTCGAAAATCGTGGTTACCCAGGAGGGCCAGGCAAATGCCTATGTGCAGTCTGGTCCTCCTGCAGTTTACAGCGTTCATCAGGAGATCATGCTCGTGCCTTTCGAGAGGTATGCGTAATGGCTCACTGGGGCCACTGCGACTTCTCTCAGTATCGAGAGCTTGCGAACAGCTTTGGCAAACTGAGCGACGCGGAGCTTGATGATCTCTGTATCGCCTGCAGTAAAGAACTTGCGTCCAGACTTCTGGCGCTGGTTATCCCTGCAACGCCGGTCGGCAAATACCCGAAAGGCTCCGGCAAGAAAGGCGGTACTCTCCGGCGTGGCTGGGGCGCAAAGAACGGCAAAGCCGCTCAGGGTTATGCGCAGTCCTTGACTGTGACAAAGAGCGGTAATATGTATACCGTTGAGATCATCAACCCCGTAGAATACGCCTCTTATGTGGAGTTCGGTCACCGAACCCCTTTCGGGGGCTGGGTCGAGGGTCAGTACATGCTGACTATCTCGGAAGAAAAGCTAAAGCGAATCGCCCCGTCTGTGCTTGAGAAGATGGTGCTCCAAAAGCTGAAGGAGGTTTGCAATGGCGGAAATTAACACGAACATTATTTTGGATGGAATCACTCTGGCCTTGCGAAAGGCCTTTCCTGAAAGTCATATCGAGTCTGACACAGTAAAGCAGGGGCTTCGGCCGCCTGCTTTTATTGTGCTTTTGGTAAACGCCGAAGTCCTGGACTATCCGGCGCAGCGTCAAAAGAGACTCCCTCGCTTTGACGTCCTTTACTTTCCAAAGGCCGGACGAGAAGAGTGCTACCGCGTAGCCGATACCCTCTGTGAAGAGCTCAAGCTCATCGACCTGCCGGGGGGCGATAAGCTGCGCGGCACGGATATGAGCTTTGAGGTCACTGCCGGCGTGCTGCATTTCCTCGTCTCGTATAACCACTTTGCTCGTACAGAGATCAACGAGACTCTGATGGGCACGCTGAAAATTGAGCAAGGAGGAAAGTAATATGGCTAAAGCCTCTACCGCGGCGAAGGCTGCGGTTCCTAAGCACTCGAAAGAGCAGCTGCTCAGGTCTAACCGATACGCGAACCGACGCGACCTGATCGGCGCTCTTTTGGAGGACGATAAGCAGTATACCCTCGCTGAGGTCGATACTGCGATCGATAACTTTATGAAAGGTAAGGTGAAATAATATGGCCCTTGGCGGTGGAATCTGGGCAGTACAGAACAAGGTACTCCCCGGTACTTATATCAACTTTTCCAGCGTGGCTAAAGCGTCCGCTACCCTCTCCGAAAGAGGTTACGCGGCTATGCCTCTGGTGCTGGACTGGGGTCCCGATAACACGGTTTTCGCTGTGACGAGCGGGGACTTCCAGAAGAACAGCCTTAAGCTGTTCGGTCACCCGTATACCGATAAGGCTCTGCAGCCCCTGCGTGAGCTGTTCCAGTATACGCAGACCCTTTACGCTTACCGCCTGAACGGCGGCGGCGCGAAAGCTACGTGCGAGTTCTGCACCGCACGCTATTCCGGCGTTGCCGGCAATAAAATGTTTGTGGTTATCGCCGCAAATGCCGACCAGCCGAGTCTCTTTGACATCAGCCTGTACTATGACACCACTCTGCTTGACATGCAGACGGTCGACGCAGCTACCGCGCTGAAGGACAACGACTTTGTCACCTGGAAGTCTGAGGCCGTGCTGAAGGCAACCGCAAAAACCCCGCTCGCGAGCGGCACGAACGGTACTGCAAACGCTTCTGCGCACCAGGCTTTCCTGGACAAGCTGGAGAGCTACAGCTTCAACACGCTCGGCTGTCCTTCCGATGACCCGACCACGATCAAGCTGTACGTCAACTACACGAAGCGCCTCCGCGACGAGATCGGCGCGAAGTTCCAGACGGTTATCTTCAACCTGTCTACCAATGAGAAGATCGGAGACTATGAGGGCGTTATCGAAGTCGGCAGTAATGTGACGGGCTACGATGAGAGCATTCCCGGCATGGGTCAGTACGGCCTTGTGTATTGGATGACCGGCGCGTCCGCTGGCTGCGCAGTCAATAAGTCCAATACCAACAAGAAGTATGACGGCGAGTTGACCGTCAACACTGACTACACCCAGGCCGAACTTGAGGCCACGATCAAGAGCGGGCGCCTGATGTTCCACAACGTCAATGGCGAGACCCGAATCCTGGAGGATATTAACTCCTTGGTCACTGTCTCCGACACGAAGGGTGACGTATTCAAGTCTAACCAGACTATCCGCGTCTGCGATCAGATCGCCAATGACACGGCCGTGCTCTTCAATACCCGCTACCTGGGTACCGTGCCGAACGACGCGGCAGGCAGAGTCGCTCTGTGGAACGACATTTGCAAGCTGCACCAGGACCTTGAGTCTATTCGTGCAATCGAAGACTTTGACCCCGACAGCGTGACCGTTGAGCAGGGCGACACGAAGAAGGCTGTTCTCTGCATTGTGAAGAACCTGAACGTCGTGAACGCTATGGCTCAGCTCTATATGTCTGTCATCATCATGTAAGAAGGAGGTTTGAACTATGAATCAGCCTATTATGAACGCGCTTGACGCGGTTGCAGGCTCTCAGGCCTCTGCGTATATCACCATGGCCGACGGAAACAGATACTGCTTTATGCAGCTCTACTCCTTCGAGTCCAATATGGAGATCAACGTGGCCGAGGTTCCTATCCTCGGCAAGTCCGGTAAGGGCAACAAGCCCACCGGCTGGACCGGTACCTGGAGCGGCACCGCCCACTATAACCAGTCTGTTATCAGAAAGATGTTGCTCGAGTACAAGAGAACCGGCTTTATGCCGACCTTCGACATTCAGGTTTCCAACGAGGACCCGACCGCTTCTGTCGGTCGTCAGACGATTATCCTGAAGAACTGCCTCACTAAGGGCGGTATCCTTGCGAAGTTCGACGCCGACGCCGAGACCCTGGACGAGGAGCTCGAAGGCACTTTCGACGACTGGGAAATGCCTGAGACCTTTAGCTTGCTGAGCGGCATGCAGTAAACGACACAAAAACAGGAGGTAATTATTTATGGCTAAGAATCTGACTGCGTTCCTCGCTCAGAACGCAAAGAAGGTTGACAACGTTACTTTTATCGCGTCCGACCGTTTCGTGGACCCCGATACCGGCGAGGCAATGCCCTGGGAAATCTGCTGCATTACCGCCGCAGAGAACGCCTCTCTCAGAAAGTCCTGTATGCGCACGATCCCCGTGCCTGGCCGCAAAGGCCAGTTCACCCAGGACTTTGACGCGAACGCCTACCTCGCAAAGGTCTCCGTTCGTTGCACGGTGTTCCCTAACCTGAACGACGCAGAGCTGCAGCAGAGCTACGGCGTTATGGGCGCAGAACAGCTGATTACCACTATGCTGACACCTGCCGAGTTCGAGGACTACTCTACGAAGGTTCTGGAGGTCAACGGCTTCCAGTCCGGCGAGGAAATGGTGGAAGAAGCAAAAAACTAATACTTGAAGACGACCCCGAGGCGAGTTACGTCTACTACTGTCTTCACAAGTTCAAATGGCCGCCGAACGTCTTTCTTGACTTAGACCCTTATACGCAGGCTTTTATCATAGCCGCGATCGATATTAAGGTCGAGCAGGAAAAGAAAGAGGCGGCAAAAATAAAGCACAAGAAAAAATAAACGGCGGCGCGGAGTGGTTTGGGGCCCCGCTCCGCCGCTTTTTTCTTAGAAAGGAGGGCCTATGGCACTTATCAAGTCGCAGCTTGTTCTGGTCGACGGCATGACTGCACCGCTGAGAAGCATTCACCGAGCAATGAACCTGGCGCTAAACAGCTTTGAGTCCATGCAGACCGCTTCTGGGCGCGCAGTCGATACCCGTTCCTTCCAGACGGCGCGTGAAGAGCTTGCTCGGATGGGCGCGCAACTTGAAGAAGTCGAGAACCAGACGCGCAGAACCGGCGGCGCGGCGGAGTCCATGAAGTCGAAGTTCATGCACGCGGCTGCGGCGGTCGGCGCTGCGCTATCGATCAAGAACATTATCGGCCTTGCGGACGCCATGACGCAGACCGAGGCACGGCTGAACCTGATTACCGGCGACCTTGAAAAGACTGCGGCGCTGCAAGACCAGATCATGGCCTCCGCAAACAGGTCCCGCGCCTCCTATCAGAGCACGGCTGACGCCGTTGCGAAGATGGGTATCATGGCAAAAGATGCCTTTAACAATACAGACGAGCTTGTCGCCTTTACAGAGCTTATCAATAAGCAGTTCACGATTGCAGGCGCTTCTGTGGCCGGTCAAGAGGCTGCAATGATGCAGCTGACTCAGGCCATGGCCTCCGGCGTGCTGCGAGGTGAAGAGCTCAACAGTATCTTTGAGCAGGCGCCTACGATCATTCAAACGATTGCCGATCACCTCGGCGTATCGGTTGGCGAGATTCGGGCTATGGCTGCCGAGGGCCAGATCACAGCGCAGGTCGTCAAAGAGGCTATGCTCGGCTCGGCCAAAGAGATCAATGACCAGTTCAATGATATGCCTTATACCTTCGCCCAGGTCTGGACGATGATGCAGAACATTCTGCTCGAGGCGTTCGGTCCTTTGATTCAGGTTATCGGTGCAGGCGCGCAGTGGATTTATGAGAACTGGGCGGCAATCGAGCCTGTGCTCGTCGGCGTGGCTACGGCGGTCGCGATTCTTACCGCAGCGTATCTCGTTCATACCGCGGCCACCTGGCTCCAGGTTGAGGCGAACCGAGCCCTTATCATCTCACTGCTTTCTAACCCAATTCTCTGGATTGCGGTAGCGATTGGCATACTCGTAGGTATGATCTATAAGTGGATTCAGTCTGTCGGAGGTCTCCGTAATGCCTGGAACCTTTGCACGCTCGCATTGATTGTCGGCTGGAATGCAGTTAAGCTCGCGTTCTTCGTCGGTGTGTACTGGGTCATGGACCTGGTCGCAAAACTCCAGCTCTGCTGGCAGAAGGCCGGTGTTGCGATTGCGAACTTTATGGGAAACATGAAGGTCTCCGTTCTGACGATTTTGCAGAACATGATTAACGGCGCTATCGATCTTATCAATAAGTTCATCGGGCTGCTGAACAAGCTCCCTGGGGTCAATATTGAGGCGATCGAGCACGTCACCTTCGCGGCGACAGCCGCCGCAGAGAATGAGGCTGCAAAAGCTGCGAGAGCTGAGGAGCTTGCGAACTTCGAGGCCGAGCTTGCGGCAGCTAAAGCCGGTCGAGACGCGCATATCGACTCCCTGAAAACTGAGCTCAATTCTTCGGTCAGCGCTTTGCAAAGCGCAAATGCCCAGATGAAGGCAGAAGCCGCGGCGAACAACGCCGCAGAGCAGATGGCGCTTGATGGTATCGGTCAGGACCTGTCTGGCCCTGGAGGTATCAAGGACAGCGCCGGCAGCGCGGCTGCGTCTCTTAAGGAAACCACAGAAGACCTCAAGTATATGCGAGACCTCGCAGAGCAAGAGGCTATCAACCGCTTCACCACCGCCGAGGTCAAGATCGATATGTCCGGCATGACCAACCGTATCGACTCCGACATGGACCTTGACGGCGTGCTGAATACTCTGACCGAAGGCTTTGCCGAGGCTCTGGAAGTCGCTGCTGAGGGGGTGCATGAGTAAATGTATAGCTTTTTCATTGACGGCATGGAGCTGCCGATCGCTCCGCAAAAATTGACCGTTAAGATCAAGGGCAACAATAAAACGCTGACCTTGATTAACGAAGGCGATATAAACTTCCTGCGCGCCCCTGGGCTTACTGAGATCACCTTTGACGCGGTACTTCCCATGCTGGGACAGTACTCCTTTGCGAACGGCTACCGCCGGCCAGACTCCTACCTGAACAAGTTAGAGAGCCTTATGGCCGGCAAAGAGCCGTTTCGCTTCTTGGTGAGCCGTGTGTCTCCCTCTGGCAGACTTTTATATGACACGAATATGAAAGTAAGCCTTGAGAATTACACGGTCACAGAGGACGCCACAAAGGGCCCAGACGTGACTGTCTCTATCACGCTCAAGCAGTATATCAGCTACTCGACGAAGACCGTCACTGTGGTAAAGCCAAAGCCTGAAAAAAAGCCCGTTGTTCAGCAGAAGAAAAAGCGAGAGACCTCCAGTGCACCGAAAGTCAAGACCTACACGGTTAAGTCCGGCGACTGCCTTTGGAATATCGCTAAGAAGTATTACGGCAACGGCGCGCAGTACACAAAAATTTATAACGCGAATAAGGGAAAGATCAAGAATCCGAACCTTATTTATCCGGGGCAGGTGTTGACGATTCCATGAAAATAGACCTGATTATTCAAAACGGCAGCACCGTCTACTACCCTATCATCGAGGAGGGTATCACGCTTGAGTGGGACCGCAAGGGCACCCCAGGTAAGCTCAAGTTTTCTTGTATCAAGGACGACGTTCTTTCCTTCCAGGAGGGAAACCCTGTAAAGCTATCCGTCGACGGGACGGATATTTTCTATGGTTTCGTGTTTGAAAAGAGCCGGTCCGGCCGGACGCCGTACCTCATTGAGGTTACGGCCTACGATCAGCTCCGCTACTTCAAGAACAAAGACACCTATGTCTACTCCAACAAGAAGGCGAACGAGGTCATTAAGATGATCGCTGAGGACTTCGGCCTGAAAACAGGAAAGCTGGAGGACACCGAGCACGTCATTGAGTCCCGAACCGAGGACAACGCTACGCTCTTCGATATTGCGCAGAACGCGCTGGATGAAACGCTCCAGGCTAAAACAAAGCTCTTCGTTCTCTATGATAATGTCGGCAAGCTGACGCTGCAAAACATTGAGAACATGAAGCTAAACCTCTGTATCGATATGGACACGGCTGGCAACTACAGCTACTCCAGCTCGATCGACCGCCAGACTTATAACCAGATCAAGATCACTTTTGAGAATAAGAAAAGCGGTAAGCGCGAGGTGTTCATAGCGAAAGACAGCGCAAATATCAACAAGTGGGGCCTTCTGCAATACACCGACAAGGTGGAGATCGCCACAAACGGTGCAGCAAAAGCAGAGGCCCTTTTGAAACTCTATAACACAAAGACCCGTTCCCTGTCTATCTCCGACGCGCTCGGAGATATTCGGGTTCGGGCCGGTTCGTCCGTCATTGTGAAGCTCGGGCTTGGCGACATCAATATTCAGAGCTATTTGCTCGTGGAGAAGGTAACACATAAGTTCAAGCAGAATCAGCACCTGATGGACCTGAAATTGCGAGGTGGTACATTTGTCGCCTGATATGACCGGATTCCTTGGAGACGTAAAACGCGCCGCCGTCGAGGCTGTTAAGGCTGGCAAGCCCTTCGCCTTTGTACTCGGCAAGGTAACCAGTGCCGCGCCGCTCAAAGTGCAGGTAGACCAGAAACTGGAGCTTACCGAGCAGCAGCTTATCCTGACGAACGCGGTCAGAGATTACACGGTCCGCATGACCGTCGATCATCAGACTGAAGACACATCCGGCGGCAGCGGTGACGCAGCTTTTGCCAGTCACAAGCATGCCTACAAGGGCACAAAGGCCTTTCGTGTTCACCTTGCGCTCAAGGCTGGTGAGCAGGTCCTTTTGCTGAGGGCTGACGGCGGGCAGAAGTTTATTATTTTAGACAGAGTGGAGGCGCCGAAATGATTCCCAAAACAGACGACGATCTCCTGACGCTGGAGGTCGAGACTCAACCGAGTCTCACTTACGCTCTGGATATTGAGCATGGGCGTATTCGCGGCATGGTCGATAACCTCGAGTCCCTAAGACAAGCGATCTATCTGATTCTCAGTACAGAGCGCTATGCGTACCTGATTTACTCCTGGGACTACGGGGTGGAGCTCGTCGAGCTGATCGGCAAGCCGAAAGAGTACGCGCTCCCAGAGATCAAGCGTTGTATTACAGAAGCCCTGCTGCAGGACGACCGCGTTACCGCAGTAGACGGCTTTGAGTTTGAAACCGGAAAAGAGACTGTTCACGTTACCTTTACCGTGCACAGCATTTTCGGTGACCTGGAGGTGGAAACTGATGTACGAAGATAAGACCTATGCGGCGATTCTTCAAGAAAAACTGGCGCGAGTAGCCTCGAGCCTTGACAAGCGCGAGGGCTCTATCATTTTCGACGCGCTTGCGCCGAACTCGCTAGAAAGCGCGATGATCTATGTCGCCCTCGATACTGTACTCAACGAGACCTTCGCTGACACAGCAAGCCGTGACTACCTTATCAAGCGCTGCAGCGAGAGAGGCATTACGCCTTTGCCCGCTACTGCGGCGGTAGGTATCGGCGACTTTAGCATGGAGATTCCTATCGGTACTCGGTTCTCCTGCGATAAGTATAACTGGGTTGTGACCGAGAAAATCTCGTCCATGAAGTACTACCTCAAGTGCGAGACTGCAGGTGCAGACCCGAACAGCTACACAGGCCAGCTTATCCCCATTGAGTATATCGAGGGCCTTGCTACGGCAGAACTTACCTCGATTGCGATCAACGGCGAGGACGAGGAGACGACTGAGACTCTGCGCCTTCGCTACCTCAGCAGCTTTGAGAACCAGTCCTATGGGTTTAACCGCGGGCAGTATGTGGAAGTGACTGAGGCCCTGCCCGGCGTCGGCGGTTGTAAGCCATACCGAGCCTGGAAAGGTCCTGGTACGGTCAAGCTCGTTATCACGGACAGCGACTACAAGCCGCCTTCCAGTACTCTGGTTGAGAAGGTGCAGACCGCGATTGACCCCACGCAGAACCACGGCGAGGGTATCGGCCTTGCTCCGATCGACCACGAGGTTACGATTGTTGCTGCGACCGGCACCACGGTCAATATCTCTACGACCTTGACTTTCGCCCCTGGCTGGAACCTGGAAGAAAGCCTCACCTATATCGAGGACGCTATCGACGCGTACTATCGAGAGCTCAACTCTACCTGGGCGCGAGAGGCTAACTTGATCGTGAGAATCTCGCAGATCGAGTCGCGCCTTCTGGCGCTCTCTGGCATTGTGGATATTTCCGGCACGACTCTGAACGGTCAGGCCGGAAACCTCACTCTTGATAAGGACGCGGTTGCAGTGAGGGGGTCGTTCTCCGGTGCGTAACTTCAACAATATCAGAACGATCGACCTCAGAGAGTACTTGCCTGAGGTGCTGAAAGATGTTCAGGAAATGCGGGCAATCATGGAGGCTGAGACCCCTGAAGTCCAGGCTATCTGGGACGCCTGCGAAGCCTGCATGAATGACCAGTTCATCATGGAGGCGACTGAAAACGGCGTTGCCCGCAGAGAGAAAATGCTGAAGATCACGCCCTTCGCCACGGACACCCTGGACGACCGCAAGCTCAGGCTGCTCAGTAGGTATAACGAGAATATTCCGTACACTAGAAGGAGCCTGGAGGCTCTTCTGGAGTCCCTTTGCGGAGCGGGCGGGTATATTCTCACGATCAATACAGCGACCTTTACGGTGAACGTGAAGGTCGCTCTTACTGTTAAAAAGCAAGAGACGATCATTGCAGAAACCCTTGAGCGAATCTTGCCCTATAACATGGTTTTCAGTGTTGAGCTTCTTTATAACACCTGGGGCCAGATCAAGGCCTATACCTGGGCAGAGTTAAAGAAACTCACCTGGAGAGAAATCAAAGAGGAGGTACTTCCGTAAATGGCTACGTACACGAAAAACTACAACCTGATAAAGCCGGCGCCTGAGGACTTCGGCGACGTTGCAGACCTTAACGCGAACGCCGATAAGGTCGACGAGGTTCTCAAGAAAAAGGCTGACCTCGACGCCGGCGGCAAGCTGCCGGCTGAGCAGCTGCCTACGCTCAGCTATATCCCGACATCCGAAAAGGGCAAGGCCGGAGGCGTCGCCTCGCTCGGCCAGGACGGCAAGGTCCCCGCGGGTCAGCTGCCGTCGCTCGACTACATCCCCAACAACCAGAAGGGCAAGCCGGACGGCGTTGCATCCCTTGGCTCTGACGGTAAAGTCCCTTCTGGGCAGTTGCCTTCCCTGGACTACATTCCTACCGCGCAGAAGGGCACAGCGAACGGCGTTGCGACTCTCGACGGGAACAGAAAAGTTCCGGCTGCGCAGATTCCTGCGCTCGACTATATTCCTACAAGCCAGAAAGGTACCGCGGGCGGTGTGGCCACGCTTGGTGCCGACGGCAAGATTCCTGAGTCGCAGCTCGGCGCGGTCGGTGTGCCTCCGCAGATCATCGTTACTGTTCCGAGTGGGAGCGCGGTCACCTGTAAAAGTGGCTCTAAGACGCTGAGTGCTACGAGCACCGGCACGGTGACCTTTGCCCTTCCGGCTTACGGTACCTGGACAGTGACCGCTACACTGAACGGCCAGACCGCAACTGAGAATGTTGTTGTTGATGATGTAAAGCAATATCGCCTGTCTCTGGCCTACTTCTCTGCGACTCTGCGCGTGACCTCTGAGTCTGGCGCGACCGTAACCGCAACTGGTCCTAAAACCGTTTCGGGGACTGTCCCGTCTAACGGCGTGCTGGACCTGAAGATCACCGCCCCCGGCACTTACGCAGTCTCCGCTTCTAAGTCCGGCGAAAAGACTGAGACTGTCTCCGTCCAGATCACCAACTCCGGCCAGACCTATACCGCAGAGTGCCTGTTCTTCAACAAGGTTCTCGCAAATAACACCTGGGCGCAGATCAGCAAGGCCTCTGCTGCCGGTAAAGCCTCCACCCTCTGGAAGGTGGGCGACGAGAAGAATATCAGCGTCAACGGCGAGACCCTCACCCTTGTGATCGTCGGCTTCGGCCATGACGATCTTGCGGGCGGCGGCAAAGCCGGTATCACCTTCGGCTTGAAACACCTGATGAAGGACCAGCGTCAGATGAATAGCTCGAATACGAACAGCGGTGGATTCCCAAGTTCTGCTATGTATTCCTGGCTCCAGAATACGCTCCTCAAACAGCTGCCCTCTGACCTGCAAGCCGTGCTGAAAAGCGTGAACAAGAAAACCTCGAAGGGCAGCGCAAGCTCGACGATCAACACGAATGCTATGAAGCTGTTCCTCTTCTCCGAGATTGAAATTTTCGGTACGACTACCTACTCGGCCTCTGGCGAGGGCGCGCAGTACCCGTACTTTGCAACTGCCGGCAATCGTATCAAGCACCTTGCCAATGGCACAGGGTCTGCGGAGTGGTGGTGGGAGCGTTCTCCTTCTGCGAGCGACTCCAGCCACTTCTGCATTGTGAGCAGCGGCGGCGACGCCAGCGG